CATTCCAGATAAATAGTGAATCTGTATCTTGTACAATATATGCATCGCCAACTACCGCATCATTTGGAAGATTACCAATACTTTGTACATTGCCTTTAAATACAATGCCCATACCCGGTGAACCAGCAGCACCTTGAGCGCCCGCCGCACCTTGAGCACCTACCGTACCAGTGCCACCAGCACCGCCGTATGTATCAATCATATATGTTACTGATTGACCAACTGCAAATGTATAAGGGCTTTGAACAGGAGAATATGAGTTATCCTCGTAGGTTACAAAAACTTCAGTGTAATCATTATCATTATCATCACCACCTCCTATTTCAGCATTAATTCTACTATAGCCAGTAATTTCGTAAATAGCGTATCTTTCTGGATTATCAACATCTACGATTGTAATAGTTGCACCTAAACTAAGATTACCAGGGTCTCTCTTAGACAAATAATTCTCTAGTAGAACGTTACGAACATTATTTTGATCTAAGTTATAAAATTTGATAGATGATACAAGTGATGGATCTAGTGAATTGAATGTAACTGATTTTAGATCAGGGTTTGAACCATCAATTGCTGAAACATTATATAAAACTTTTGCAACATTGCCAGCACCCGATGCTGTTGAACCAGAACCAGAACCTGAAGTGCCTGAACCACTGCCAGCACCTGGAACCGATGATCCATTATTATCACCAATCAAAAGTTGTGGTAAAACATACGTCTTAGCAGATGGATAATAGTTTGAATATGTAATTGTTACTTGTGCGTATACATTACCCGCAGCCATTGAAGCTGCTTGCTGCGCCGTAACACTAAATGAAATATGACCTTGTGTAGATGAAGCTGGAGCACCAATTGTTAGTGGATTTGTTTGTCCAGGAATAATTGGGTTTGAATATTGGTAGGTTTTTTGACCAAATGAATTATAAAGAGATACGGTAATTGCATCAGCATCTGCCGCATTTAATTGATTATTAATATAATCTTTATAAAGAATAAGTTCAACCGTTGTAGCAACACCTTGTTGTAGTGAAATCCCCATAGGGATAAAAGCCATAATGTCGTCTTTAGAAACGTAAGGCATAATTTTGGTATCTTATTTTGTATTTCTTTTATATATCTTATGTATTTTAGGCAAAGTCCCTAACAAGTGCATTAAACAAGACCGCTTTAGCTACTGGAAGTATAGCATCTTCAAACGGTATATCCTTAAAAGCAATGCCTAATCTGCAAAACATTAAAGTCTCATTTTCATTTTGATATTGATCATAAAACTTTACAATATTTTCTTGATTATTCTCAAATACTTCAATATTTTTTAGTTGAATTTGTCTCCAAGAATTAGACATTTTAGTTGGTTTATCAAAATAAAATGTGTATATGGATTCATTATATGGAATGATCATGTATCCGGCATTTAAAAGCGATTGTTTTTTTGGAATCCAAGTCAATCGAATACTTGATTCAACTTTTCTCCAAATTTCACGGGCGTCCATATAGACATCACCAAATTCTACAATAGCTTCATCTACAATATCATCTACAATACGATGATTTAGGGCATCATCAGTTTGTAAGTCTTCATAGATTATTTCAAAATTGATAAAGTCAATATCCTTTGGGACTCTTAATTGTTCGTCCTTGACTTCAATTTCATATTTTATACGATACAGTGAATCTAGCTGATTTTCGACATATTCGATAACCGGCCAGACTTTGTGTTCTTTTAAATCCTTTCTAAGACGTGACAAAATTGCCAACATCCTATAATGTTTCAATTCATAATCAACAGGACCATCTGTTAACCATGACATGTTGTCTTCATTTGCCATACCAAGTATATATCAGTATAGCGTTTTAGTCATCTTTTACCAGAGTGATTTATTTTGCACTATTTTTTTCCAGTGTGGTGCTAATTTTCGCTCTTTTGGTTTTAGAATATGGCGTGGTTGTTGGTGTTGCATCCTTGGTATCAATTGAATTTCTTCAAACGATTTTAGGGGACGATTTTCAACAATTGCCTTTATATAAAAATAGAGATCACGTGTTGTACCGTCAAACGTTTCCATAATTTCAATAACCATGTCAACATTGATATGAAATTCTTTGGCTAATTCATCTTGTAGCGCAATTAAACGATTGTGCTCATTTTCAAGATGTGTTTCCATCATAATCTTGATGCGCTTATTTTTCTTTTGGCGCTCTTGAACTTTAAGTTCTTCAAGCGTATCATGATGGTACCCCTGCATTGCATCAATTTCTGCACATTTTAGGCGATATATCTCTTCTTCTAAATATGTTTCAGCACCGAGCGGATCTTGTTCAAATTCACCAAATTCAATTTGTTGAAGTAGTTTTGAACCGCCTTTAAAATACTGTGTACGATCAAGCTTTTGTGTAGGGTAAAACCTACGCCACCATGTAAATTGACTCATATCTTATTAAAGATTATCGCGGACAGCGTTATGTAAAATCATTTGACTAGTTGGTGCAATACCAAAGCTAACCCAATTATCGATATTATTGAATCGTGAACGACACAGATCCATAATAGTCTCATCAAACGGCAAATGATTGCCATTGTTATCGGTCACGGGATGCCATACAGTTTCCCATCCCTCATTGAGGAATGTAACCCATGCCATTTCTTGATTCAAATCTAGTACCATGTGTTTGTGCTTTAATTATACTACTAATATAATAAAAAAACCCGACATAAAAAAATGTCGGGCTAACTTTTTTGCAAATATTTTAAAATTATTTTGCTTTCTTCTTTTGAATCTCTTCTATAAATTCATCGGCTGAAGAAACTGAATTTACAATCTTATTAGATTTCAATCCCCATTGCATAATGAACCAATCCATTTCCATTTCTGCAAACTTTTGTGAAAGACCTAATTGTTCTTTCAGGTGTTTAACACCCCATTGCACAAATGTTTGTTCTTGTTCATGTGTGACAACATATTTGGTGTACCACAATTGATCTGACTTCACATCATCATATGTTTTACCAAATGGCTCTAGTTGCTTATTTACTAAAGCTAAGAAAACTTCTTGTTGCTTCATTTTTTTAAACATTAGTTAAAAATTAATTCTTGTGAATCAAGAACACCCTGGTCTTGAAGATACACAAATTCATTAATTGACATTGATACCATAACGGTGTTTTGTGTTGCTATGCCAGAATAATTAATATGAATACCACTAACATCAAGTGGTGCGTCAGGTCCAATCAAACCTGAAAGTAAGATTACATCCGATGGGTGTACGTAGATATGAACTTTCATATTATTTATATATCTTATCAGAACATGCTTGACATAGTTGTCCGGCACCCTCTACATAATTATTACGAAAATCAATATGAATTGTTTCATCATATTGTGTTTCGGTGTTGCAAGATACGCATTTATCTTTAGCCATTTTAAACTGTTTTAAAGTTAGTGACCCGTACGAGATTCGAACTCGTGATCTTCTCCGTGAAAGGGAGATGTCCTAAACCGCTAGACGAACGGGCCGAATATTATATATTACCATTTACCAAGTGGACATTTTGAACGAGGTGAAAGTGTTTTTGCTGAAAGATTACAACCACAACCCCGTGTTAAATTTCCAGTAACTGTATGTGGTGCAACCTTCGTTGGATCGCATACAGAACCAGATCTTAGTCCACATTCATTACATTGATTAAGTCTTTTTTCTGAAAGTGCTTTTAATTGCGGATCAAGTGTATTAAACTTATCTTTAATTAAGTGTGCCCAACCTGTCAATATTTCATTGATTGTTTCCGGCTTCACTTTCTAAAACATTTAATCTACGTGTGTTAGCATCAACAATAGAACGTGTACGATCTGTAAACGTAGCAACCTGTTGAAGTGACTCATTCAATTGTTGAATATCCTGAGTAAGTGCATCCATACGTGAAGAAAGTTCACGCATGTTTTGAATGTGAGCTGCCATACCTGATTCAAGGGTACTAATCCGCTCATTCAAATTCTCTTCAAATTCAAAATTCTCAAACGAAACATCCATAATATCATTGTTTATTTTGATATGTAAATATACCACTGCAATAATGGATGCTATTGATAATATAATTGAAATCATTTTTTAATAGATATTTTTTTATATCTTTTATACTTATTTAAATAAAAATGTTTCAAAAATAAAAAAGGGTATACCTTTCGATATACCCTTTAGACCGGCAGTCAAGTAGTGGACCGTAACGGATTCGAACCGTTGACCCCCTGCGTGCAAGGCAGGTGCTCTAGCCAGCTGAGCTAACAGCCCAAGTTGATTGGTAATCAACATGCGATTGTTGAGGACAATCATAACCTCCACTTGGCTCCACCTTGTTTTTATAAGAGACAAGGAACTCTTTGGAGCGAAAGACCGGGTTCGAACCGGCGACCCTGACCTTGGCAAGGTCATGCTCTACCAACTGAGCTACTTTCGCATTCTTGGGGCTTCTCCTCTTTAGCGCGCTTTCAGCATCAAGGACCCTACCTAAGCGATCCGTCGACCGTGCTCTTAGGGTTTTACGTTTACCTCCCCATTTGGAGCCTCTTGTCGGACTCGAACCAACGACCTACTGATTACAAATCAGTGGCTCTACCAACTGAGCTAAAGAGGCATTTTGACTTAACCACCTCCCTATCTGCAGATGCATGAGACTGCCGAGCTAATTGCATATACAGTCTAGTTAAGTCATGGAAACGGTTCTGTTAAAGTGCTAGCCCCGTCCCCACGGCTAGACTCAGTACGATTACTTTGCTGCGTCTGAAGCACCTGGACCCTGTACCATGCCACCTTCTTCAGCTTCAACGTGACCTGGGCCAACGATGTCATCTTCGATAGGAGTAGCAACCACTGTAGTGTCAACAGTTGTTTCTTCAACTTGAGCAGCTTCTTCAGTACAAGCTACTGCAGCAAATGCTAGAGCAGCAAATAAAAGAACCTTTTTCATATCTTTGTTAATTTTAAGGTTAAAGGGAACTCTATTAAGTTCCTTTGCGGAGGCGGTAGGATTCGAACCTACGGACCTGTTACAGTCAACAGTTTTCAAGACTGCCGCGATCGACCACTCTGCCACGCCTCCTTTTGTTATTATCAATATTTCAAAGAACACAAATTATACATTGAATGTATTATTTGTTTCAGTTTTTGTTGAAATTTCTTTCAACTTTTGTTGCTCTAAGAGCGTACACGTCTGGGTTGTGAACCCGACAGGATTCGAACCTGTGACCGTCTCATTAGAAGTGAGATGCTCTATCCAGCTGAGCTACGGGTCCAAATCATTTTAGATTTAGTTTGTGCGGATGAAAGGAATCGAACCTTCACTTCGTAAGAAACCAGATCCTAAGTCTGGCGCGTCTACCAATTTCGCCACATCCGCATTGGAAGCCGAAACTTCCGTTGTGTAATCAAAAAAAACAAAGAACTAAACTTACTTTATTTATACTCTCAAGCTTGAGTTTGTTTCGTTTGAGATTTATATATTTTCAACTTTTTTTACCTCATTGATTTTTTCAAAACGGTAATTGTCTTTAATATAAAGATTCAACGCTTGACCTTGTGACTTTGCATTAACAAAGGCAACATAGTCCATTACAGATACTTCGTAATAAATATAACTTGCATGGCTAAAATGTACAGTCAATGTTTTATGCTCATAGTTATAAGAGCTTGATTGTACTGTTGAACTATCGTAAGTATTATTTTGAACTTTAATCATAGTAATTTCTTTTAACAGTTATTATACATTGCCTTTTAGAAATGTTTCTAAAGTTACAATAAAAATAAAAATATTTTAAGGATTAAACAAAAGGGAGTAAACTAGCGTATAAGTTATGGTTTTATGCCTGAGGGTAAAATATAACTTTAAATATTCTGGTTTGTAACATAAACTGGAAGTGTTCCAGAGAGCGCTCTTTCAAGTCTCTTAATAGCTTCGGCCAATTCTGCATTATTTGCTACTGGTGCTGCCGCTGTTGTATTTTCAGCGTTAGCTGTAGACCTACCAAGGCCAAGTGCATTACCAGCCCTTTCAATAATTCCAGGATTATTATTTCCACCAATGTTCTGTGCAAACTCATCAAGCTTTTCAACAAGCATTTCAATTGCCTCAACCATAGATTCACCCATTTGCTCGATTGCAGTTTCACCACCATTTTTAGAAAGGTATGCAAGGCCTTCGTAAAGTTTTCTAACCTCTGTAACCTTTTTAAGGTCTAGATCATTGATTGATTCTTTCCAATCTTCAAAAGAATCTGCAATATCTTCGTTGGCGTCAGCCATTCTTTGATATGCCATTGAGATTAAAAAATAATCATTTGGCTTTAATTCAGTAGAGTTTGCAAAGAATGAACTCGTTAGGGTTTTAATAAGTAATTGTGTCTTATTACCAACTGCTCTAACTTCTTCTTCTTTGATATCATTAAATGTTTTAACAAATTCTGTCAGCTTAATAAGAGGATCACCCATCTTTTTAACAACATTAATACCTTTTTCATAGTCAGAGCTTGTGAACCAAGTGCTACCCTGTGCGGCCTCTGATTGGCCAACCTCTGAGAATGTCTTAGAAAGAGCAAGAACAATATTTCTTGTATTTACACCAACCATTGCAAGGTCGTCAGTTGTGATAGATCTAAATTCAACAGGATTACCGTTCTTATCCCATTTTGTTGGGAACTTTAACATTGCCATATATTGAACACCTTGTGCAATACCTGAAAGCGCACGACCCATACCTGAAACTGCTTTAATACCCTGGTAAACCGATGAAGTTCCCGAATAATCACCCATAAGAACAGATGAAATAGAAGGACCACCGCCCGGATACTTTGCGCCAATTTCACCAAACGCTGTTGCAAGTACAGTTGTTACTTTTGCAATACCATCTGGAAGTGTTTCATAATTAATATCAAGTGCTTGAAACTTTTCAATGCCTTTGGCAATTGATAATAGGGCAATACCAGACATAATTAGGGCTGGTGCGCCAGCATACATACCTGCAATTGCAAGCGGTGGAAGCATGAATGAACGTGCAATAGATAGTAGTGCCCATTCCATGTTTGACATTGGACGACCACCTTTCATAATTGTAATACCAAGCACCTCAACAGGTTCTGTAGCATTACCTGAATCTGCAAAAATACCACCCGGTGCAAACATCTTAGGGCTTAAAGCATTTTGCATTGCCGAAATACCAAAAGATATTAAGAGCAGCGCCAAACCAGACATTATCATTGCACCAGCACCTGGAATAATAAACGCTGCTGCGGCACCCGCACCTGCCATTACAAGACCAAGACCGGTTACAGTTGCACCGATTTGAGCAATAGATTCCCAACCATCTGCATCTGGTTTGATTGCAGCGGTGAATACCAACATTGAAAGTGAAATTGCAAGAATTGGAAGTGTTGCAAATAACATTGCCATGGCACCTTGCCTAATAAGACCGCCAAATATACCAGCTATACCAAATACAAGTGCAGTACCAAGTACTAGTGACCCGACCATTGCCAGTGTTGTAAATGGAGCGCCGGCATAACTTAAAATAATTTCAGCTAATACAAAACCAGCGGCTAAAGAGACAATAGCCAAACCTGCAATAGCAAGTCCAGTAGCAACCTCTTTGATTTCTTTTGTGATTCCCATTTTACCAAGCATCCAGAACATACCACCAACAATGGTAATCATAAGCACCGAAAGCATTAAACCTGGAATACCTATAATAAGAAGTGGAAGTGCTAAAGCGAGTGTACCTGCAAAAATAAGAATGGCCATACCCATATCTTTGATAGCATCAATACCACCGGTAATGACATCCATCTTCTGCTTTGCATCTTTTGCGTCACCCATGGCATTTAGGGCTTCCACAATGAGCTTCATGCCCTGACCAATACCAGTAACACCTTTTGCTACTGCCGCGGCGTCACGGCCTTTAATTTTAACTTTATTGCCAACCTCTTTCTTTTCAGAAATGATTTTAAGATAATCACGTATCTGTATAAAAACGCCAAACAGGTCTCCACCTGGGGAAACCTGTAAGGACGTTAATTCTACAGCATTTGCAATTCGCTCTTGCTGACTATTTGTTAATTTCTCAAAAGGAGACTTAAAGAATTGCACTTAAAATTAAGCTATTATTTCTCTTATATATCAAAGTCTAGGTACCTTAATATTTGGCATCTTCATTGCACCCATATTAGGCATCTTTGGCATATTAGATTTCATAGAAGACATTTGGTCATTCATTGTTGCCTCTTCTTTCTCATTGCCCCTCTGTTGTTCCTTCAACATTGTTGAAAGTTCTTTTAGATGATAATGGTACTCGTAATACGGCATTGCTTCAATTTCAGACGGTTGCATCTTCATATGATGCATAAAGTAAAACTTCGTCTTAAAGAAGTTCTCCAGCGAGATCTGAAATAATGAAAAGACTTTTGATTCCACCTGGAAAGTTTAGCGGTACAAGGACCTCCTCGCCTTGCCTATCAACTACTAAATCAGGTTTAACACCAATTTTCATTTTCTCAGCTAGTCTGTAAATAACCATATACTTTCTTTCACTCCAACCCTGGAACTCGATTTCATTTTCAAAGATCTTCTTTGAATTGAAACCTCTCCAATCTTGTGTGATATATGGTAGGATTTGAATAAATGACTGGTCCCAAGATTTGCGCTCTCTTTGACGAGATTGCATAAACTTAGTAACCTCTTCCATAACACCAACTGTTGGTGGTGTCATAATAACTTCACCAGCTGATTTAGTTTGAATTACATATGCTCTTTTTTCAGCATCGTAGTATTGTTCAATTTCTTCTGGTACATTTTCAGTTGTAAAATACTTTGTACTTAGTTCAACATCAAATGGTGTACCATCCTTATCTTCACCTTTAAGCATTAGCTTGTTTTCAGGTTCTGGGAATGTTAGGTCTCTAATAGATAGGATTACATAAATTCTGTCTTCTTCACAGATATCTTTGTAAGTCAACATCTTTGTACCTGATTTGAACTTTGTACAAGATTTAATAATAAGATTAAGCTTCTCTTCGATATCGACAAGGTTTGTCTCATCCATTGTTGAGAATTGTCTAATCTCAGCTACTCTTGCTGAACGAATTTGAAGCTTTGCATCTGTTGGATAAAACTTACCTTCAGAAGGTAGGTCTTCTAGATTAATATCCATCCATCCTAAGTGTGCATCAGCATCTAAAGTATCATTCTGCCATCTAGCCATTGACGCTTTACCAAGACCATTTTTCTTAACCTCGTTAATCATGTCTTGGTCTTTGCTTTCTACCATGTCCTGGTAGGGATCCCTCGTGTTGTTTTGATCTTCCATAAATTATTTGTTTTTGAGCTGCTTTAGTTTATCTTTACTGAAGACTTTTTCTTCATCTCCTCTAGATTCTATCTCAGTTCTGATTAATTCTCTAATAAAAGCGGACATTGAAATAGGTCTAATACCTCTTTCGATTGCATCATTTAATATAATCCTATTGAGGACCGCAACCTCGTCTTCGGATAATAGTACTTGCAATTTGTTAGTTAGTTTTGAACTCATATTATAATGGTATTATAATAACTTTTTTAGGGTTAAAAAGAGAGCAGGTTTTACCCTGCTCTCCAAAATTAAATTAATAATCAATTAAGCTAGTTCTTCTTTCCATGAATCACATCTGAATTGAACTTCCATTTCCTGTGGTTCAGCTGCTGAATAATCACCAGCTTCTAGGAATGGCAAGCCAGACATTAGGAAACAATCTTCTAGAGTAACCGTTCTAAAGATATCACCCTTTCTGTTGAATTGAGTAACGATGATTGTACCAACGTAATCCTTTTTAAGGCCCATTTCACCAGTGTTAGGGTTGTAGATTAGTTTATACCAATCCTTTAGTGTTTTGTAAACATAAGCTTCGTTAGCTTCGTTTAGGTTAAGTGTAAAACCAACTGTTAGGTCGATAGACGTTGTATCTGGCTGACCAGCGAATGAACGTGTTACAAACTTAAACTTCTGCTCAGTCGTGCCGATAGCTTTGTTGATATCCATACCAGAAATTGACTTAACATGCTGAAGTAGCATGCCAGCATTTGCAACACCGGCTGGAGGAAGGATAGTTACTTCGAATAGATTCTGTTGAACTGGTTCAAAGTTTCTACCTTTCTTGCTTGTTTGATCTTGTGAATAATGTGGAAGTGGCATATCTTCTATAATCTTTTTTTATATATCTGATTAATTGAAGTTACCTGTCGCAATTTCACCAGTGTTTAGAACTGTAGTTCTTTGAACAACAATTTCTAGACCTTTAACCGGCTCAACAAAAGTATCTAGGATACCGATGTTTGCGTCAATGACCTCATTTGTATTATTTGTTGTATCCATTACGTTTTTGTAATCGTACACACCGTAATCCGCCTTAACTGATTCCATGAATGAATCTGCAAGTGTCTTGATTTCAAGTCTTGTTTGTGGTGTGTTGAATTCAAATACGTAATCCTTTAGGATTGCTGCTAGACCGTCCTGGATGTAAATCAACACCTCTCTTACGTGAGCTGAAGAAAGAGCTGATTGAACTGACTGCTGTGCAGTCTTGTTACCTAGGATAGTTAGACCCGCACCTCTTTGGAAAACGATTGGGTTGATACCGAATGGCTCAAGTACGTCTCTATCTGCCTTATCAAACGCGTATTCAGCGCCAACAATACCAGAACCTGAGATAACGCCTCTTCTTGGACCGGCAACGATTGCCCATGGTGCAGAATCAGTGTACTTATCAATAAAGTTATTAGATACGTAAGCTGCAGATGGAACCACTAGGTCCTTGTTATTTTCTCTAGCGATAAGTGCAGTGTAGTAGAATGCGTAGTTAGCACCATCATTGATACCTGGTAAAGCATAAAGAGATGTTGGATTCTTATCTAGGTTACCACCAGTTGCAATGTAGTTGATATCAAACGCGCCGCCTGCATTAGTGAATGAAGGGTTAGTTGACTTCTTGAATTCAAAAATTGCTGGAGCATTTAGAATCGCAGATGCATTCTGTCTTTCTTTTGCAAGTGCAGATAGCTGAACCTTGTTTAGAAGACCACCGTCATAAGATGCGAATGTATCAACAATATATCTGAAAGTAATATTGTCTTTATCAACTAGTGCGTTTGCTAGACCAGAACCAAGTGTTACTGCATCTAGGCAATCAGTAATTGTTTGTGCACCAACTGCAGCACCATTTAGTACAAATGTTTTATAGTGAGAAACTGCTTTTTCAAATGACTTGTAACCTTTAAAGTCTGAAGTTGCCGCAGCTTCACCAGATGTGTATACTCTGTATGTAATATCACCCGTAACACCATCAACAGTTTTAGCAATTCTTAGAACCTTAACCAATCTATTTGGTTCAGCTGCTAGGATGTAATCACCAGCAACTAGGTCTAGGTCATGAGCACCAGCTGTAGATACAAAATCTACAAATGCACCTGACTGCCAAGTGTACGTTAGGTTTGAATCAAGTGCATAAGATCTTGCACCAGCACCGATAGCATATGACAGAAGATCATAAGAAAGTCCAGCACTGTATGAGTGACCAACTAGATCAAGCTTAGTGCCTGTTTCATCTAGGATTGCATCTTCTTGAACCGCGCAGAAAAGACCAGTTCTTCTTGCTTCAGAATTAATGATAGTTTCAATGTAAAGGTTATTACCTTCTTTATCAGTGAAGTTTGGTAGGATCGAACCTGTGTATTTTGCAAGTAGAGAAACTTGTCTTAGGTTTGCAAACTCATCAAGCTTTGTTTTATTTAAACCAGCCGTTGTGAAGTATTCACCGTAAATAGGATCCGTATCCATTGCAGCTGCCTCAAATGAACCCTTGAATACAAATACGTCAACCATAAAGTCTGACATGTAATCAAATGCATTTAGGTGTGCAGGTACATTACCTTCACCATACCAGTCTCTTGCTAGAATATCAAAACCTTTTGTGTCTTGAGCAGCTCTAACAATAACAGTGATATCATCTTGCTTGATATTGATAAATCTTAGTGCATTTTTTTCAAATGTACCAACGACTGCATTCAATTCAGCATCTGATGGTGTCCAGAATTTTTCAGTGTTGAAAAAGCTTGAATAGCTGTTTTTACCTTCTTGTGTTACAAGCGTTGCATCAGTTGCATTAGTAATTAGACCCTTATAGTTGATGTAATCACCAGACTCTGGTGTAACAATAACCGTTGGATTTAATGGATCATAAACCGGTGGTACGTATGCGTCAAAAGAAGACAGGTTAAGTGCTAGAATAGGACCTCTTGTTAGAGCTGCAAGCGCAGATCTGTGGAAGAACATACCTTTCTTTTCAAGGTTCTTGTCGATTGAACCGAAAACCTCGATAAACTGTTCAGTAGTGCTAATAAGAACTGGAGAATTGTAAGGACCCTTCTTAGAGTGACCTACAACCAGTCTGATAGTTTCAGCTGGAATATTTGAAGTCTGAGACTTGTCAAATTCTAGTCTGTAAACACCCGAACTTTTAAATTGTAATAGTTGTGGACTTAGTGCCATGATGTATAACTATATTTTTTATTTTATGTATATATCTCCGTTTTAATCTAATTGTTATGATAATAGATCATAAATATCATACTGTAGGTCTCCATCGCCATCAAAATCTTTATATAAAATAGATTCCATTTTATCATGTAGACTTTCATCAATAATATCTAACGCTTCTTCCACAAAGTCGGCATAATCAGTAGTACCGATAAATTCACAGATAGTTACACACGTCATAATAGTATCATCATTACCGTGCTGTCCACCGTAAGAACCATTTGGTAAAGTACCAAACATTGACGCTTCGTCAACTGTTGTCTTTTCATCAAAATAGACGCGGTTAGCTTCTGCTAGCTTTTTTAGGTTTTGACACATCACCGGTTTGTTATCTGATTTAATACGAATACCCGGCTTCAAAACCCTGGCGTCGTGACGGTGTTTGAACCTAACAATCATTTCTTCATCAAAGTCATTTCGTCTTGGAAAAAGAGAAGTCAAATATTTAATAAGAATTGTACCGTATGTATTGAATTCTATAACCAGCTTTGTGTTCTCCGGATTGAAAATATCTACTGAAAGTGTATAGAGAACTTTTGCAAAGTCTTCAATAACATGTTCATTAGACCTAAATACGCCAATTTGTTTTAACATGAAAAAGTCATACATGGCACCCGGATTTTGTAAGATTTCCATATGCTTTTCTTTCATAGGTATTAATTCAAACATGTTGATAACAGAATAGTCACCACCATTACCCTCCGCAATATCAATTGAGAACGTGAAGAATCTTCCATCTTCTCTTGCATATGCTGGATCAAAATCTGGATGCCATTGAAGAAAACCCTTCATATCCATATGAATATTTTCAAATTCATCTAGGTCGTGGTATACATAATTCTTAATGCCTTTACGTAGCATCTTCATTGTGCCCGGGCTAAATAGCAGGTTTGACGATGAAACGAATTCATTACCATACTGTCTATTAAATGCCTCTTCAGAACCTAGGTTATTAAGTTCTCGTTTGTACCAGCTATCATCACGGTCTGGGTGTTGCCACCAATCAATACGTGTTGGTTTATATGCATTTTCACCGCGGTCAGCTGCCGAATAAATTTCATAGAATTTATTAAAGCCGTTCGGTGTTGATGTGATATTAATACGAGATACCTTCGAAGCCGAAAGCGTTGGATAAACGTTTTCATAAAACGTATCCACAATTGAAGGATGCACGTGAGCAAACTCATCCAAATACAGGTTGTGGATTGTAAAACCAATACCCGATTTTGCAGTTGTTGATTGACCAACAATACGGCAACCATTGTCACACTTAACGTTCATAACGTCATACTTGATAATACCGGGCTTCATATAGAACGGTAGGTTTTCAAGTACAACTTTTGCTTTGTCAATAATCTCTTTAGTTGTATCTGATTTATTGGCAAGTAGTAGGGTTGTCTTATCAAAGTTGAATGTCAGGTACCAAGCATTAAAAATAGACGCCGTGACGGTTTTACCCATCTGTCTAGATGCAAGTACAACATTGAATCGATTGTCCTGGAAATCTTTAAGTAACTGCTTTTGGTAATCTCTAAGTTTAACTTGTTGAATACCCTCATCTGTCATTACAACAGCATATCGCTCAGCAAAGTATACAATATCGTTTGCACATTTTGCTAGTTCTGCAATTTCTTCATCCGTATATTCAAATACAATATTACCCTTACGAAGGTACTGCTTACTTTCGTAAAATGGTAAAGCAATCTTGGGGCGATAGCCCTGGTCCATTGCTAAAACTAAGTCATTGACTTTATTAGTGGACCATACAAGTTTCGATGCTTCTGTATCTGAATCCTCTTTTGGAATCCAAACATTATCTCCAGTATAATCGCTCATATATTAGTTATTCTTATGGGATTAAAGTCTAACGCATCTGTATCTGCATATATTGAATTATAATCATTGGAATCAATAAAATCCTTTAATGTACCTTTGCTAAAATCTAAAATATCTTTTTTATATAAGATCCAATGATGTGTCATAATTTTACCCATGTCATCTTCATCATGTGCCATGTCTATGATTTCAATTTCACCGAAAACTGACTTAAATCCTTTTAATTTGTTTGATTTAATTATATTTGAAACTTCTGATATAATACCCTGGCAATCTCCTAACGATTGATTATCTAGGAAATCTTCCCAACTATCATAATCATTTGCTGATAGAATTTCATCAATTATAAATTGAATATCTTTATCTAATTTATATTCCTCAAATAGTTTTACACGTCCCATATTAATCTTCTGTGTTTTCTTCTATGTCAATATCTGTAATGTCGTCAGATTCACCTTTAGGAATCCAAACATTATCTCCAGTATAATCGCTCATAGATCGTTTTCTTCAGCTTCGACGTCTTCGATATTATTATCAATACCCGCTCTAATTTTTGACATTAGGTCGCGTGTACCTCTTTGCACATTACCGCCAGTGTTATTACCACCAGAAGCTTCATCTGTAATGCGCTTGTTTGTTTTTTCTCTATAGATTTCAGCATCTCTAGCAATACGCTTTACCGATTCCTCGGTTGCCATCAAGTACATTGTCTGTGATTTGATGATATCAAGCATTGATTTTTGCAGAGTAGCTAGTACTTCAAACATACGTGGTGCTAATTCACCATCTTCAATTGTTTGCAAGAGTGTTGTCAGCGCTCGCTCACCGGCTTGAAGTTGGTAGACCAATGAACTCATTGTCATCTCGTCCATCTTCTTTTTTGCCTTAACGTATTCGTCCTGTTCAATAATATCTGCATCCAAATAAAATTTCATCAAACTTGTGATGGTCTTTTTAGCTTGAATGTCGGCATTGCCTTTAATTGTTTTATAATCAAAAGGTGCATAATGTTCACCTTTAACTGGTAACTGTGGATCAACCTCTACAATACCGCTAAGTGATTCACCATCACCAATTAGACTGTCTAGTTCATCTCTAATTTGGTCAGCCGCAGAACGGATACCATTGTTCTTATCACTCATAAATATAATCTGTTATTATGATACTATATATATCTAGTATATTACTGCTATAAAATTTGATGCCAAAAAGATTTATCTTGCGTTATGGTATCTCTGGTAAGAAAGAGAAGGAATAGCATTGTCCACAATGGTTGCCAAGTGTGCATCTCTAACCAGTGATTGATTAAGTATATTGTGGTGTTGTTCCTGTTCAATCGTCTTTTTCCAAAGTCTCAAGTTTGTTAATTTTACTAGACCGCCTTTTAGTTTGTAAGGTCTATCTAGGTCCCAAATAACTGCTTGGTCAATTGGCTTGACTTCACTAAATTCTAGTTGCAAATTATTATTTGCATCTTGTGGTCTGTTTCTGTTATTTGATTCATCTAAATAATAGATATATGCACTAAGTTCACGGAATGTATTCGACATATTGATAACAAGCCCGTACCACTCATGTGAACCCAAAATCATATTATGTGTAAATGTATAGATTTGACCGTTTAGGGTTACCTCTAATACCTGTGATGAAATTCTTACATTGATACCTTCGCCAAACTGGTCGCCGTTTAAAATCTGGTACTTTGTTGTATCCATTGTATCAAATACTGGTGAGAACCAAGTTGTAAATGCTAAGTTGTCGTTGATTGACTGTGTTGATTTTTGTATATAGTCAACAGCATCAATATCTGTTTCTACAGATGAAAGGTCATAATAGTTTTTAGAAACAAGTGTCCATCTATTTTTCAAATCATAATCTACAATTCTAAGTGCCGCCGCCGATCTTTGACGTACGCCATCGTCCCATTGGTGTGGCGTTGATTTAAGTTGTTGTGGATCGGTTGCCTTTACATATTCTTGTTGAATCTCTTCGCCGAAGATTTCTTCAACGCCCATTACAAGATTTTCAAGTTCTGCTTCAATTTCTTGTGGTTTAGCAACCGCTGATCTGTTTTGGTATTTAGACAGCATTACTCTCCAATAAGTATGTTGTATATTAAATTCGTCGGCAAGTGCCACAGATTTAACCTCATACATTTTATTGTTGATTGGGAAATAAAGATAGTCCTTTACTCTTGGTCTATTGCCAAGACCAAATGTTTTTTCAAACTGATAATCTGTGATATGAATTTCAAAGTCCTCAAAGCCCATGCCAAATACATCGTACTGCATTGCTTCAGTTGGAAATTCATTATCAGGTACAGATACTTTTAGGTCACCCGCTGCAACAACATTGAACAGCGAATATTCCATAAAGATAACATCCTTAGTTCTTTCGTCTGGCACTGTTCTGTAGTACCTAACACCGTGACCAAAAATGTCGCTTGTAATTTCAACAAGTTGGTTATAAAGATTGTTATTTCTTGTTAGCTGATAAGGTTTGAAAATATTGTCAGATGTTTCACATTCAACTTTAATATTAGCACAACCGCTATAATTCAATGGATCAGCACAATCAATACAGTATTGTGGGCAAGCTTCGATGATACCGTCTTGGTCCTCAACCGTGAATGTAACATCAATTAAAACAATTGAAGCATCTAAACCAAGTCTATCTACTTCAGCTCTAATATCAAGATACAAATCAACAGTGCCGTCCCATGTTAAATAAAACAGATCACCTGGTGTTAAATTTTTATTTAGGGGAGCAAATTCAGAAAACTCTTCACCATTATTAGAATACCTGTACTTGTAAACAAAGTTATTGTTTTCGTTTACAGGAAGCATAAACTTAGCTTTTTGTGCCGTGAATGGAGCTGGGGATGCCAGCTCAATGTGGATGGGCGAGATTTGAGTGGCAACTTCTAAGATTGTATTGCCAACAATAATAGTATCACCGGCTGACAAATTAAAATTTGTGCCGAAACCTGAGACCGTTGTAGAACCCTCATATAGATTAATCGTACCAACTGTAAACATGTTGTCAATACCTGCAAGAATGCTGTAATCAACTACACGAACAATGTTCTTATAAGGTTCTAAAAGTCTTGCGATAATAACATCGCCAATCTCTGTTGCTCTTTGTCCTGTGACCATATTATTATTTATATCGCATTATTTTCAGGCGCATTACTACCACCAATACCAGGTAGTTTAGGTTTATTACCCTTTGCAACGGCAACTGAATCTTGTGGTTTATAAACTTCGCCTGCAATCCAGGAAGCAACAAAACCAGTGAGTGAAACAAAATAAACTGCAAGGTCACTTAGATTTGCTTTATACCAAATAGCAAATGCCCCAACAATTGACCAAAGTACAACAATAACATAAATCATGATTTCTCGTCTTGAACTAGGACCGGGTTTCATTAAACCTGTTTTTTCACTAGGTCTGCGAGATTCACCCCAAATATAAGTGGCTACATAAGCTGTAAGCGCGCCAAAGTACATTCCAAGCTGACTAAAATTAACACCTTTGACAGCACCAAGAATACCCATCGCAATCCATAAGAAGACCGTGATGTATACTAATTCTTCACGCTTACCAAAATTCTTAACAAGATCACGTAGCTTTGCAATAAGCTTTTTCATAAAGAAAGTTATACTTTCTTTTATATATCTACCAATCTGTGACCAATAAAATCTCTGGGTTGTCAGTTTCAAGCTTATATGAAAGCACATCCATTAAAACTGCAAGAATGTCAACTTGTTCGTCCGTAATATCCATTGTATTAAGTGCCCTTTCAAAAAGTCTAAGTAAGTCACCAGCTGAACCTCGACTGTATTGCTTGTCTTTAATAATATTAAGTTCTTTAAGAACTGGATTGATAGCTTTAATCTGATCAAAGCTTAATATTTGATTTAGGCGAAGAGTTGCTCTTAAGATTTTGAATGAATATTTAATCTGCTTATCATCGTCAATTTGTACCATTCTAGAAAAATAACGAGACTTTGAAAATGTAAGCTTGATATATTTTAATCTATCAAAATCTGTTAAAATCTTATTTAAGAAGTAAATTGAATTAGCATCTCGATGAATAAGTTCTAAAGCAATTGCCCTAATCTTCATCAATTCGCGCTTAAAATTCAAATCAAGTAATAAACGCAATTGATATGGTGTAACTAGAATTGAATCTTCGTTTACATTTGAATAGTCAAGTTGATTCAAACACTTTGTCCAAATTAAATTATCGTAGTAATTAAATTTATAGAGGGTGATATCAATGACATCACACATTGACGCAGTATTAAATGAATCCATATTAATATACCTGAATACTTTTTTCAATTGATTGGAGTTCTGCGTTTAATGCAGGACCCGCAAACTTTTGTAATTCTTTAAATTCACGACCGCCGATTTCGTACTTTCTCATATAAACTTCAACGGCCTTATCTGTAGGTATATATTCATTTTTAGAAGTAGGGGCCTGTTTAGCTTTAGCTGTCTTTGTATAAATCCAACCAGGTACACTTGTGAATCTACGGGCTAACAAGCTCCATGCATCAACTACATATGAACCCTCAATACCATTGATATTAAACGCTTGAGCATTCTCCGGATACTTAATCGCAAAGAATCTATTAATCATAAAATGATGGCGCTTTTTATTGTGTTGTTTAATTTGTTTATAAAGCTGTGGCTTTGTAAACATAATCTTTATAAAATCAAAAAGCTTTGTTTCATCAAGCATTAGAATAGGTTATTGAGCTGTTGTGTTTTAGGTTTAACTTCGCGCTTTGGTTCATCAACTAATTTCAAACCGGTAAATGGATCAAGATGATCAGGAACCGATGTGCCGTTTTGATTGGTCCAATTAGTACCTTCCAAGATACGCTCCATTTGAGATATATTATGCATATCCAATTCTACTGCATTTGTTTCAATATCATTATACATTGCATTCATAATTGGCTCAGGAATTGTGCGAATATGCAACAACATCAATTGAATATTTTGCGCAAGCTTGGCTTTGATTTCAGTTTTGCTTGAATTTGCGACAACCCGGTAGATAACATCACTCATCTTTTCAAGACATTCAGGTACAAATAGCTGTTCAACCTCAAAGTGACCAAAGTCTTTTTCATACTGCTTCAAAATCTTAAGAGCTTGATTGTCTGTAATTGAGAATGTACGAACCTTGCCGTTCTTCATGGCTTTATTGTACGTTACAACTGAAGGAATATTATCTGACTTGTCACCGATAAGAATCTTCTGGAAGATAAACTTACGTGAATCAATTTCTTCAACATTTACGCGGTTTGAACGTGTCCACTCTTTAATCTTATCCTTGATTTCATCAGAGCTGATATTATCATTATTAAGATTAAATAGCAATTCATCATTTGTTAATGAATCGCCGGTCTTAGTATCAATCAGTTCATTAAAACCATTAAATGCAATAAGGTTACGACGGGTATTGTAATACCAAAGCGTGTATCCATCAGTGGCTTGTGTATAGTCAACCAATTGAATCAAGTCACGATCGCCAGTCCAGATAATGCAGTTTTTACCTTGGTTATTTAATTCAGTTGCACGGGCAAATAGGATGTCATCTGCTTCGGCACCTGGCGTTTGCTGGATGATTACACCATTCTTGGCCAAAAGTGCACGAAATTCATCGTAAATGCTATACACGGCGTCCCAGTTAACTGAATCATCAGTTTTACGAGTGCCCTTGTATTCCGCTTCAGGATAAAAGTCTTTGCGCCACGATTTAGAATCAACGGCAATAACCACTTGGTCAACGAATGGTTTCATCTTTCGGATTTCGCTAGCAAAGTCAATGCAAAGCTTTCGCATAAATTGACCCTGATCTTTCTCACTATCGAGTAGACGCTTGTCTTTTCGGCGGGGCATGACATACAGCCGGCTGTACACAAAGTAGTTGCCGTCAATCATCAATGTATGTTTTCCTAGTTTCATAGTCTTAGTCTTTGTATGCTACTAATATAGCAAAAATATTTGACATAAAAAAATTACTGCATAACAATTGTTTGAATCTTGTAAACACAAGATAACATTGTAATTACAGGGTCAATCACAAGAGTGCGTTGGGCTTGGTGCTCGGCAACTGTGATAATAATCTGTGGTATAAATCGCACCGCATTTGATTTCTCAGCTTGGATGTATTCAATAAATTCTTGTCCAAGTGTCTGTAAGACATCATCAACGCGGTTTGAGTATTCAGACACCAATAGCTTGTAATTCTTAGCTGGGTCTTTCTCATTAAAGATCAATTCAAATACATCTTTGTATACTGAATTAAATCTCTTAACATCATCAACCGTAATGTTTGTCGTACCCTGTGCTTTATAACCTTGTAGTTTATTAAGGGTTGTGCGCAAATCAGGGAAGTTACGTCGTACAAATTCAACAAGAGCTGGCTTTTCAATAGTCATGTCTTCGCTGCCAGTAATCTCGTAAACACGCTTGATGTATTTCTTTGTCAGTTCAGCTTCTTCTTCTTTGTCAAAGTCAAAGTTAAGTACTTCGAATCGAGAAAGGATTGGATCAGGCAACTTGTTAATGTAATTACAAGTCGCAATGAATCGGCTATTTGAAGCAAACTGTTCCATTGTAGCACGAAGTGCCTTGAAGAACTGATCTGATACACCGTCAATCTCATCTAGGATAACAACCTTAAACTTGTCGCGATCATCAAGAATTGACATAGTAGAACAAAAGTCTGTGATACGGGTTCTAATGACATCAACTGACGTATCTGTTGACGCATTGATATACAAGTAGGGTAGGTCCCATTGATTGACTAGAGCTTTGGCGGTTGATGTCTTACCAGTACCAGGTGAACCCGCAAACAACATATTCTGCTGGACGCCGTTTTGAAATTTCTTCATAACGCGGTCTGGCAAGATTAAACTATCTAGTTTTTTCGGGCGGTACTTTTCAGTAAACAGTTGGTTAATTGAGCTCATTTGTGTATTATTTAACAATCATTATATGAAAAACTAGACAATAGTTTCAAGAATAAATATAGTATATGGCTCAACCAAAAAAGTATCCACACATTATTTACAAGACTGGAGTTCGCGGAAAGCACGGCATTTCTTTTGAATCTCTTTCAAGAAGCCACAAACGATTTCTTCTAGAGCACCAGAATCTTAGAAAGATTGCACATGATCCTCAGGTTATGAGTGCCATCTTTGGTATTCACAGAACAGATACAAAAAGTATCAAGCACAAATTGTTTTGGGACTGGAGAACTAAGAAGCTTCGTAAAATTGAACCGCTCAAACAGTCATACGATATGGTGCCGTGGAAGTGTGCCCTATCTGGTAGACCAATCCTAAGTTCAATGAGCAACTTTGAACCAAAGAACTTTGTCCACCCAGATTATTGGGACACCCTCGGTAAAAACGTGGATATGGCCATTGTAGAATCTTCTGTTAAGTTTCGTATAAAATGTCAAAAGCTCCTCCTGAATCAACAGAAAGAGCTTTTGAAAATATTTAAGGATAATGCTAATCCTAGAAACTTATAGAAGTCTTCTAAATGCATCCATCACGTCACCCTTAAGCACGTATCTAGATTCATTAAGAGTTTTATCAGACTCTGCTTTCTTGATTAAAGATTCATACCTTAATCTTAGAGTAGAACCTTCAGCAAGTTGCCAATCTAATTTAGTTGCAATTTCTTGAGCTAGTTCATTAAGACCCGCGGCGTTTGCTCTGATAACAAGTGAATTATTATCATCGTCATCGTCATCGTCATCTTTTTTCTTTGGAGTTGGCTCTGGAGTTGGTTCTGGAGTTGGATCTTTCTTTGGAGTTGGCTCTGGAGTTGGCTCTGGAGTTGGCTCTGGAGTTGGATCTTTCTTTGGAGTTGGCTCTGGAGTTGGATCTTTCTTTGGAGTTGGTTCTGGAGTTGGATCTGGAGTTGGCTCTGGAGTTGGCTCTGGATTTGGCTCTGGAGTTGGCTCTGGAGTTGGCTCTGGATTTGGCTCTGGAGTTGGCTCTGGAGTTGGCTCTGGATTTGGCTCATCTTCGACTTTACCGTTAGCTAGCTTTTCTTCTTCCTTAGCAATTTTTGCTTTTAGATCTTCAGCTTTCTTATCGTGATCTGTTGAATCTGTCGTGTCGTTGTCATCAAATGCCGCTTTCTCACCTCTAGTAATAGCAAGTTGTAACTCAAGCTTCATTTTTTCAATCTTGCCTGGGACTGTAGATGCATCAACTGCCTTGATTTGTGCTTGAAGATCTTCAATTTTTGCATCATACTTTGCAGTTGGATCCTCTTCTGTTTCAGCGTTTTGCTCAGCATCGTCTCTCATTTGAGCAATTGCTTGAGTTTCTTCAGCGTGTTTAGCTTTAATATCGCCTAATCTTGTTTTCATATCAGCCGCTCTTTTAGGATCAACATTACCAATTTGTGATTTGATAACTTCCATTTGGCCTTCCATCTTAGTTTTGTTGATAATCTTAACAGCTGGGCCGCCAATTTCTTTTGCTTTATCATCAACCATCATCTGGATTTGCTTAATATTATCGTCAAGCGCTTTCTTTTTATCCATGACATAAGCTTTCTTGTCTCTCATCTCAGCACCCTGCATTTGAGCAGCTGCAGTTGACATGTCTGTAGACTTTAGCTTCATTACATTAATTTTCTTTTGCTTCTTGGCTAGCATTTTACCTTTAACCCAAGCAATTAGACCACCTTCTTCATTTAGCTCTTCTTCTGTAATTTGCATATTGTCAAAATCATTCATTGCTTCTAATTCTTCAGCAACTTGTGTAGAAAGAGTTTCTAGAGATGTGATAATACTATCAATATCTGTAATCATTGATGTTCTTGAAGCATCTACTGCTGTATTTTCAGTAGCTACTGTTGTTTTAGCAGACACGAACGCATCAAATGATTGGATAGATTCGTTTAATTTAATTTTCATAATGTTTTATTAAATTTATTTTATATCTTATTCTATATATCTGATGAAAAATAGTATTATAATAAAAAAGGGGCCCTTCGAAAAGGACCCCTTATATTAAGGACTTATAATCTAATTAAGATTAAAGTACTAGGTTAGTTACTTCGAACTTCTGGTAGTTAAGTTCTGGGTGGTGACCAGCTTCAACTAGAGCGAATCTAGACTTAACTGCAATCTTTGGAGCCATTGTGCCCTCAGCGATTGTCTGAACTGATTCAGCCATTAGGTATGGCATGAATACTAGACCAGAACCGTTACCGTCACCTTTTCTACCAACTAGAACCTCGCCGTCAACAGCTTGGTTTGGATCAGTGTAGATATTGATACCTGCAACAGAACCAAGTGGGTAAATTGCACCTGCAACCTGTGAGAAAGTGTTAGCCATTGGGTTTGGAACGAAACCAGCAATACCTTGTAGAGCTGAAGCTGTCTTCCAATCAACAACTGCGAAGTTACCAGCACCTCTTCTGCCCTTGTTAGCGATAACGTTAGCAGCAGCTAGGATGTTAGTTAGGATTCTTCTGTGTGCTTCTGATCTTGTCTCACCGCCGTAAACTGCAGCTGGAGCTAGATCAAGAGTTGCGATATCAGAACCTGCGATAGATCTCATTTTAGAAAGGATCATCGTGTTGATAGCTTGTGTTAGTTCGTTAGTTAGAACTGACTCAACTTGAGCAACAGCGTCAACACCAAATTGCTTAAGGTCTTGAACTTGCTCTCTTGTCACAGCAGCAGCAACTTGGAAAGTTTCTGCAGCAACTGACTTAGAGTATAGAGATAGACCCATGATGTTTTCTGGAGTTGTCTCACCAGCTTGTCTAGAGAATGGGTTACCATTGTTATCACCTGCGAAAGCAGCAACGTGATCTTCTAGAGCTTTAACTAGTTCTAGTGTAGTACCAACTGGGAAGTGGTCCGCAGCGATATCACCAGCACCTTCTAGAGTTACTTTGTAGATTGCAACACCATCTAGTCTTGAATCACCTACCTTAGGGTCAGCATTTAGATCAGTTGGAGCAGCTGATGCTTTAACGAATAGTACGTTTAGCGTAGCTTGTGATCTTGCAGCACCACCGTCATATACGAAATCTAGGTAAGAAAGTAGACCCATTGGACCAGCCATAGGAACTACAGGAACTAGATCAAGTGCGATAGTTTGTGCAGCAACTTGCATTGCAAGTGGAAGAAGAGTTGGAGCTTTGTCACCTGAACCGTTAGCAGTTGATACTGATGAACCGTTGCCCATAACTGGTAGAGCAGCGTGGCCCATACCTGCAAGCATCATTGGAGTAACTGAAGTTAGAGATGCCTCTTCGTATAGCTTGTGGTTGTGGCAGTATTCTGACATCCAAGCTAGTTTGTTTGCGTCGTTGATACCAGTAGCAGACTCGATGATAGGAGCCCATGTTGCTCTGATTTCAGCTTCATTGATTAAATTTGCCATTTTAATTATTTTATTTTTTTAGGCGTTGTTTAATTCGACTTGCTCGGACGTTTTGCTTCTTTCGTCCTTTTGTCGATTTTATTATATATCATTATACCTTTAGAATATTTTCTAAAAAAATGATTTTTTTGTTTTTTTGATTATTTTTTGAATCTCTTAGCAATTTCTTCTGCCATACCAGTTACATCATAACCAATATTTGATTTCTTTGGCTCTTCAACCTGCTTTGATTCTGTAATCATTTCAACCTTTTCCATAACTGGAGCAACCTCTCTTAGATCTCTCGTCTGCCAGAAGTTTGCAACCTGGTATGGTGTTGATAGTTTAACCATCTTAGCTTGCGCTGTTAGTTGGTTTTTCTTAGCTTCAGATAGAGTGTTCCAGATTTCTTTGTATTCAGATGGAGCTGCTTCTACAAAGTAAGGTGCTGTTTGACCAGCAACTTCAACTAGAGCGCCTTCCATTAGAATATTGATTTGAGATTCTGTTAGGTAACCTCTACCTTCAACTGCTGTAAGAACTTTTGTCTTATCTTCAGTTGATAGCTCGTTGTATTTGTTTTGAGTTGCCTCTGATACAATCTTAAAGAAGTGTGGATCGTTAGTCTTCTTTTCAGTAGCTTTGTTGATTAGAACAGAAAGCTTCTCAGAGATTTCTCTCTTGTATGCTTCCATTGCATCTTCTTCTTTAGCTTCTTCCTCAGCTTCTTCTTCAGGAGTTTCTGATGCTTCATGCTCTTCAGACTCTTCTTCGGTGATTACATCATTTTCAGATGGCATTTCCTTGTCACCGTCTTCAACTTTTTCGTCGCCAGTAACATCCTTCATATCGTCAGCATCCATGTCAGTTGCTTCAATACCTGCGTCTTCACCTTCAACAGAACCTTCAGCTGAGTTATCACCAGCTTCAACTTTCTCGTCTTCAATTTCTTCAACATCCTTTGCGCCTTCTGCTGATTCTTCAGTCATTGCATCTTCTTCAGATGGCATTTCTTGATCAGCATCTTCAACCTTCTCTTCGCCAGTAACATCTTTCATGTCTTCAGCGTCCATATCAGTTGCTTCAACACCTGCGTCTTCACCTTCTACTGAACCTTCAGCAGAATTGTCGCCAGCTGCAACTTCTTCGTCTTCAATCTCTTCCATGTTCTTAGCACCTTCAGCAGATTCTTCTTCCATGATTAGATTTGAATTGATTGTTTCAGCGATGTAATCAGCGTATTGTGAAATTGATTCAACATTTTCTTTTAGGTAGTTTAGGTACTTAGTTACGTTTTCGTAATCTGCAGCGCCATCATTCATTGCTTCAGCTAGGTAGTTTGCATATTCCTTAACATTTGAAGCTGCCTCAGCAACATGCTCTGTGTAAGAAATTGATTGGTCTACCTTTTCAGCAACATAGTTAGAATAGTCGATTGACTTGTCTAGGTTTTCTGCGATGTACTCAGTGTATTGAATACCTTTATCAGCTCTCTCAGCAACGTGTTCTACGTAACTTGTCAGAGCATTTAGTTTCTCTTCAATGTTATCAGTAGAAGTACCTGCTAGAGATTCTTTAAGCGCCTTGATTTCTTCAGCTAAGTACGCAGAATACTTATTGAAATCTTCAACCGCTACAAATCTAGCTTGATTTTCCATGATTTTATTTTCGTTATTTTGATTTGAGATTTTTTCAGTTTCTGTAACTAGCGAATCTGGCGTAATTTCAAAGATTTGAATATTATCATCCGCCGCAAAGCCATAAGATTCATTAACCCTGTTTAGTTCTGCATTTGCAAAACCTGGATCAGCAACAAGATCATAAGTGAAAAGTTGTTTAATTTTAACTTGACCACTTTCGCTAACCTCACCGGCAGCTCTTGATGAAATTTGTAAAGGAACACCTGCATCAACAAGCGCTTTCGCTTGCTTACCAGCATCAGTGTCTAGAAGTCTAATTTTGCCTCTAACTTGCTTTGCCTCTTTATCGTAGTAAAGTTCCTCAATGACGTGAGAAACATTCTTTAAAGAAATATCGAATTTAGCCGGGTGATCTAGTTCACCAAGTAGCTTCGATGATTTGATTTTTTCTTGAAGAGCTTCAATCTGTGGAACGTATTCGTCTTCAGTGTAGATACGATTGTTTTTATTCTTCTTATCGATTTCACCGAAAATACCTTCTAAGATATATGCGCCATCGTTAGACTTAGAGCTTAACGTTGCCGAAGATCTCTCTAGAATTAGTAGATTATTGTTATGATTCATGAATCTAATAGTATGTTTGTTTATATATCAGCTTTAAAAAACAAGAAATTTAATTTTTTATTGATTTAATTTCTTAGATTCCAGCTAGTGGATCGTCACCTTCACCACCTTCAGCTTCTTTTTCTTCTTCTTTTTCTTTTTCTTTAATCTCAGCATTATAGTCATTATAATAAGAAATGACTTTAGAGATATCTTCAGTTGAAAAAGCAAGCTCACCATACTTTTCACGAATCTTATCTTCAACTTGTTTGTCGTTGTCAGAAGAAATAACAATACCTAGGATTTCTTCAGAAGAAATTTCAGTACCGTTATGTGTAATCATATCGTCAATTACAACCTCAGATTCAGGACCTGCATTAATCGCTTCTTCTGCGACAAATTGTTCAAATGTTTTGATAAATGATCTCATATTAATTTATACTTTGTTTTTACATGCCCATTCCCATTGGATCGGCTGGTTCTTCACCGGCCTTCTCCTCTTCTTCTCTAGCTTTATAAGCATCATTTGCCGCCTTATCGTCTGGAGAAAGCTTTAGATACTTATCAACTAAGAAGTCCATATTAAAGAAGTATTCTTCTTCCATGGTTACTGGGTCAGTAATCATTAGGTTATCGCGCATTTGACCAATAAAGTCTAATCTACGCTCCATGATTTCCATATGCTTCAATTCAGCAAACATGTTCTCTTCATTAAATCTTAGGGCGATTTGTGTTCTGAACTGCGGATCATTTGCAAATTCAGGATATTTTAGACACATCTGTAAGTACATTGGCTTAACAAGAATTTCTTGGAAAGCAGAACGTAGTCTTCTTACAAACTTAGAGAATTTAATTTCGTCTCTAATCATACCATCAGCGGCTAGGTTGAAATCACCACCACCGTCTTCATACATAAATCTATTGTATGGGATTTTAGAAACGTGCTTTAGTTTATCTGAGAAGTACTTTAGTGCTTCAACATCAGATAGGTCTGGACCGTCACCGCCAAGTGTTTCAATTTCTGGCGTCTCACCGTCCTTAGAAGGTAACCAGTATTCTCTAGAGAACTGAAGCATTGGCTTACCGTCTGTCATTAGAGAACCAGATTCCCAATCAAAATCAACTACCTCTTTGTAGTTGTGCATTAATTGTGCAAGAGATTGTTTTGCTCTTGTCTTAGACTTACCACCCATTGGGATGACAAACTTCATACGGAATGAAGCATTAGTCACTGCCCAAATAACACGTGTATGTTCCATGATTCTAAGCAAGTTAAACGCTCTAATAAGACGCTCAACATAAGAAACCCTTGAAACCGTTGTGATTGATGAATAAGAAATATAAAGAATCTGTGAATCGTATAGGACCCTTTCTTTAATTGGCTGGTCCTTAAACTGAATCCAAACCTTTTTACCGTCTTCTTTATTAAAGCCCGGCATTAGTGTGATAGGATCTATTTCCTTAAAACCAATAATCTCATCCTGATTTTCATTGTAAATAATTTCAAATGATAGATAACCATCAATAAGAAACTTACGGAAAAAGTACCAAGCTGATTGATCGCCATTAAAACCAAAGTATTGGTAGATTTGGCGGAAAGATCTTTTAAAATAATTGTCAACCTCATCTGAAACATCTAGACCAATAATGTCTGGATAACAGAAGAAGTTTTTATCATCATATACAATTGTCTCATCACAAAGAATGTCAAGGATATCCTCAATCTCATCATGTAATGCAAACCTTCTAAGTTCGTCTCTCTTAGATGGGTAATCCCTATCAAATAGAGGGATTGACTTTCGCATATTGGTGTCAGTCATTGACAACGCCGCGAATGCACCATAAATATCATCATTGTCAAGACCCATCATATTCATCTGACCATACCCTAGGGCATCCTCAGTTGGACCGATGGCCTGAGACTGACGCAGTACCATGTCGTCGTAGTACATACCAAACGACGATAAGCTCTTAAGAGCGGTACTTAATGTGAATGGCCTCTTACCATAAGAAAGAGGTCCATTTTTATCATTTACAAAACCTGCCATTTAACTGCTTTAAATTTCTTTATATATTCTTACTCTTATAATACTTTTTGTAGAGCGATTCTAACTGTTCTTTAGTAATACCTTGTAGGTCAGCAAAGTCGCACAACACAATGTTTGCCCAGTTTTCATAAGACACCACGGCTTGTTTCTTTTTTATGCCGGGGATATATTGTCTAATTGCAAAACCAAATCCATACTTATCGAGATAACGCTTAGCACCTTCATAAGAAAGTCTTAATTGTCCTTGCGCTTTGGCGTTTTCTGCGGCACGAGTTTCATTGGTTTTAATCTGGCCATTTAATCTTATATGCACATCATCGAGTAATGTTTCTTTTAGCTTCTGTGGAAGCAGATTAAGATTAATGCCAACATCGTTGTTATTATAAGGATCGAGCGCCAATACAACAGGGTTCTTATCCCACCATTGTAAAGTCTCTGTTACCGGATTGTCGTACCTAAATACATATATTTTACCAGGTACAAATCTGCCGCCATCTTTTGCAACAGATTTATCTAAGAAAGTTTTGAGTGCTGTTGAATACCAATCAGTGGCACCTTTAATTGCCTTTGATTTAGAACCAGCTGTTTTTATTTTATCAGCAATGTCTTTCTTAATTTGACCCATTACTTCAGAGATTTTTCTGTCATTACGGCGAATTTCCAACCACGTTCATTAGCAAACTGTTGTGCCGCAATATATTTATCCCTATTAATTACATACTGTTCTGCAAGGAACTTATAGTTCTTAAGCGCTTTTTGACTATTAGTTGTCGGTGGCTTTGGTTTTTTAATTTGGGCCTCTGGTTTGATTTCAATAATCATGTGCCCAATTGAACCATCGTTCTTAAGTATCTTTATATAAAAGTCTGGGAAGTAATTACGTTGCTTATTATGGAGCTTTGACCAGTATGGTATCTGTATAGGTTCGCTGGACCACATAATTACATTTTCATTTCGGTCGCACCACATCATAAACTTACGTTCCCATGATGACCTGTAAATAATTGGCTGTGGACCAACGTATTTTGCTAAATTAGTTGGCGTAAAATAACCCTGTACAAATCCGGATTTTTGGGTTGGCTTTATTCTTTTAATTGACATTAGATTGAAAACAATCCACCGTCTTCGCCACTGTTAGCTCCAGCTCTATCGATGGACATTGTGTCTTTGTATTTTACTGGATGTAGTTTGTTCCATCCTTTAGCATAACCACGCTTGGCGATTTCTGTAAAGTATGCAAATGCATTTGGATAATCTGGATTAAAGTTCTTCCAGTATTTCAAAAGATCTAGCAATGCAAATTGAAGGCAATCCTCGCGGTCTTCGTCATAGACATAAGACATTTTACGGATAGCACGCTCAGCAAGAAGCATAAGCATCTTTTCGGCAGTTGGCGTTAATTTACCCTGCTCTTTAGATTTAACAATCTCATTGTATAAATCTTTATTGTTTAAATAATTTTTAGGTTTAGCCACCTGTGATATATTGTTTTTTAACGTAGTGTATCAAATAATACTTATTATACAATAAAAAGGTCGCATTGTTTATAATGCGACCTTTTCATATTAAAAATATTTGAGCAGTATTAAATGCCTTCGCCCTGTTCGAGCTCTAGTTTTGATTTTGGAACCCTTAGAAGATCTTCATCTTCAGAGTTTAGAAAACAAACTACAAGGTCATCATTTCCTGCTTGAGAATAACCCAACGCGTCGATTGCCAATTCAGTACCTTCAGGCATACCTTCCCATTCAAATGATAGGTAACCTGGTACATAGCCGTCAGAACGCGATGTATCTTCTTCTTTGATCATAAACTGCTCAAATGCTTTAATGTGAACAAATTTTCTAGTTTTAAACATAGATTCTTCCTTTATAGAAGTGTGTGATTCTTTAATACCGCGCTTGTTTAGCCACTTAGTCCAATCTTTATCAGACCAGTTCATTCTATCCTTTGCACCTAAATCCCAATAAGAATTAAAAACCTCAATTGAAAGATCTTGATCCCAACCAAATTCGTCATTCATATAATCGGCGAATTGAGTTTCGTCCATGTATTCCATTGAATTAACTAGGACGTCAATGATGATTTTAATATTTTTACCTTCGAGAATCATTATAGAGAAGCTTTTAATTCTTTAATATCGTTTGTGAACTTTTCAATCTCACCCTCAATTAGAGCGTCAGCTGATTTAATTTCTGTAATAGCTCTATCAGCATCAGCTAATAGATTTCTTTGATCCTTTAGGAATGAAATCATTTCTTCAATCTTTTCAATCTTAGAAAGTGTTGATAGTCTAGCTACTGCATCACCTTCTAGAAGGTCTGCAACAAAAGTAGAGATATCAGTATTTGTCTTTTCATTAACGTAATCAACAAGCTCGTTTGCATTTTTAGCTTGGAAGAAGTTATACAACTTAGCTGTTTCATTTATTCTTGAAACAAATAGATTGTCACCCATTCTCATAACGTTAATTAAGTTGTTGTTTTCTTTAATCGTTTTAACAAAATCAAGATCAACAAACTTATCAATATTTTTTGCAGCATTTACAAATGCTTCTGCAACTGGCTTCTCGTCGTATCTAATAACACCCGCTGCCATAATATAGTTTACAAAACCTTCATCAAGAACTTGAGCATTGCCCATATAAAATGCATTTTCAGAAATGCTGTAATACATTTTATAGATACCCTTATACCATGTAATAGCATCGCTCGAAAAGCTAAAGTTTTCAACTGCCCATGCAAGTGGCATTAGTTCATTTGAAATTGTTTCGTTTTCAACAATTGTATTTTCTGTAGTATTGGCTGTAAATGATTTGCCGCTTAGGTAGAATTCTACAGAAGATTCGTCAATAATTCTAATTGGTGAAAGATTCATAATTTATATCTTTTGTTTTTTTATATATCTTACTCTACAATGCGTTTTGGATTATCATCAGATGTTCTGTCAAAATCCTTTGGATCCGTAGATGTTGGTTGTGTATGAATTTGGAACATTCTATTACCAGCATGCATCTCTGTGTCCCATTCAAACGAAGGAACGAATGAATTAATCTCAAGTGAGAACGTAACTTTATACCCCTCTTTTGAATCAAATGAAAATTCCATTGGGCGCTCTGTTGTATAATCTTCAGGCATTGCATAATATGAAGGCAATCTATATGAACCTTCATTCAAGTCACCAACTTCAACGTTGTATTGATTTGATTTATAAAGACGCTTAATAATGCGCTCAGTAATTTTGAAATTATCTAATTGCGATGATGTGATAATTTCAACATCAACATTAATATTAATTGGAATCATTTCAAATTCAGCAGTATAACCCTGCATTGAACCGTTATCATCCATTTTTGTATATGCACCTCTAATACGTTTATTGACTAGTTTACCAGAATCAACAGACATGCCAGTAAAATTAACAACGCCACGTGGAACCCTATCATAATTACCATCAGCTTTTACTGAATCCGGTTCACATCTCAAACCATCCTTAGTTAAGAACAAGAAGTTATCCTTTAAGAAATCTTCATCTCCAGCAATAGCATAATAGAATGGCACATCAACCTCAACCCTACCCGGTTGTTGAACAACGGTACCGTCTGGTTGGATTTCAGTTCCACCATTACCAAGTTGGCGGTAGAAATAAACTTTGTTATTTAAGTCGGCTAAAAGACCGATAATAATCTGTCTAACGACACTATCGTCTTTGTTCCATTTTACGTTATAAGTTGCCATAGATATTATATATCCTTATTCTATGGTCTCAATCTCAAACTTAGAAAAGCCGTTATCACGATAGATTTGAATCTTTTTATCAAATATTTCGTGGGGTAAAACTGAGTGGTTAATGACAAAGGTATTGATTTTGTTTTCTTTAATAACCTGGTTTAGGATTTTAAGAATGTTATATACACCGTCTGAATCAACTGATGACAAAAGCTCATCCAAGAATAATAGGTTCAACTGTGGGAAGCGAAGCTTAAGAATCTTAATGATTGCAATGATGATAATAAAATCTGCGGCTTTGCGTTCTCCAGTTGATAATGTCATTGGATTGATCTCTTCACCCAAGTGGTTAATGATGCAATTAAATTTATCATCAAAACGGATATGGAATGGCAAGTGCATTGTGTTAATCATTGCTGCAATATTTGCATTCAATCCTGGAAGGATTGTTTTAACCGCCATGTTCTTAACGCCATCTTCACCAAGAATCGCCTCAATTGTTTCAAGGAAGTAGTAGTCATTTGAAATCTTTGACTTCTCTACTGTTTTTGTATCTTCTTGTTCCTTGAATTGATTAATAATAGTTTCAAGATGCTTGAATTGCTCTGCATTACCAGATGCGCTTTGAATCTTAACCAGTTCATTTTTGAGAACCTGCATGTTTGTTTTAAGTGAAGATACCTTATCGCGAATCGCACCCTCTTTTTCTTTTGCAGATTGGATTGATGACTTGATAGATGCAACATCATCTTCGATTGCCGTCATTTTACCAGGGATTGCTTGAGCTGATTCCATGTATTCCTGCTTTTTGTGCTGGTGAAATTCAGTGTCGAGTGGTGTTTCACATGTTGGGCATGCATTTTTCTCGTATAGCGCAAGTTTCTTTTTAAGTGTTTGCAATTCATATTGCAAATTAGAATAAGAAACATTCTTTGTAGACAACTGGTCTTCAAATGTACCAAGCTTTTCTTTAATAGACGATTGGGCTTCTTCTAGCTTAATACGCGTATCATTAAACTTTGTAAGTTTATCCTTTAATCGCTGAATTTCATCTTTGTTCTTTTCTTCACTTTCTGCTTGCAAAACATTTAATTGCATCTTTACGCGAAGAATCGATTCATTGATTTGTGTAAGTTCTGATTCAAAAGAATCTAGGTCGGTCTTAAGTGTCTTGCGTTCTTCTTTAACCAAACGCTGCATATCATTTAAGACAGAGAACCCAAACATCTTATCAATGATTTGCTTCTTATCAGCTGGTGTCATTGTTAAGAATGATTTGAAATCATTAATTGATAGGATAATAATATTCTTAAATACATGGTATGGGATACCATATACTTCATCTTCGAGATAATCCTGAACTGACCTCTTACCGGCTTTGTCATATTCAACACCGTTAATAGTTACATTGAATTTACTCGGTGCCAATCCACGTTCAACTACAACATCCATTGTACCACAACGCACGTGGACCTTAACCCACAATTCCTTATTGATTCTATTAGGAAGGTCGCTCAGCTTAACGCCCTCAACCTTACCATATAGACCAAATACAATAGCATTGGCAATGGTTGTCTTACCATATCCATTCTTACCCAATGTCAAATAAAGTTCTGCTGAATCTTCTGAAAATTCAAGCTTCTGCTTTTTGTTGCCGTAAGATGCGATATTTTTAAATTCTACTGATATAATTTTCATTATTCGGTATCGTAGTTGTTAATACTCTTTTCGTATATCTTTTTTAGTTCGCTTTTTATATTTTGTTTCATATCAGTATCGACTGACATTCCCTCAACATACGAATCAAAAAGATGCAGGATATTATAGCTTTTAAATTCACCCTCGATTTCTCCCATATCATGTAGGTCTTTATCGATAATATCCTGCTCTTGATAGATATTTGGTTCAATTTTACGGGCTACTCTCTGTACTCTATTGATTAAGGCACTTAAGGACGCGTTTGTGGCTATTTTACTCGGAATGAATAGGTCTACGAAGTTATTCTCAATCTCTCGCTTAAAGTCGCCCAATGGCGTATTATAAAGCATTGCCAGATTATACTTAACAAACTTAGGTGAAACCGTATTCTTAAAGAATGTTTCTTCCATAGTTGTAAGGTCAACCAAATCAAATCCTTTTGTATTGCCTGAATCAGATCGTGTCAATTCATATGGGGTGCCAACCATTCTAAGTTGACCTTTACGTTGACGGTAGTGGATGTGACCAGAGTATACAGCATCGTAGCGGTCAAATGTATTAGCATCTGAACCGTGCATATTTTTAACTTTGGCATTAAGCGCAATACCTCTAACTTCTGAATGGCAGAACACGATGTTTGTTGATGGGAATTCAGAAAGTGTTTCAGCTTCGTGTTGCGGATCACGGCGCCATGGCATCATAAGAATATTCTTATCGTGCCATTGCATTAATTCAGGTTCTTTGTAAATCTGAACATTCGGAATCCATTTGAGTGAATCAATTGATGTAATCTCATTTGACTTCTTTGCCCAAATATCATGGTTGCCACAGATAATGTGGACTGGTAGAATTTCACCCAGGCGCTCAAATAAGTCTACGGCGTAACTTAAGACTTTTAGATTGATTGATTGACGATTATCAAAAGCGTCGCCAACCTGAACCAATACATCACCATCTTGGACATGCTCCTTAAGAGTTGGTATGAATTGGTTTTCATAAAAATCTTGTTGTATTTCAAGCCATTCATTTGAGTTCGAGCGAATACCTAAGTGCATATCACCAAGAACCCAGACACGCTTAACCGGCTTGTCCTTTATTTCTTGTGAAATCATTAGAACAATCTATTAATGTTTCTACTTTTTAGTACACCTGTTTTCTTATCTAATTCCTCAATTAAACTTTCCTTAAATGAGTTTGAAAGTGAACTGTAAAATTTGCTTGGATTAATATTAAAATAATCCGATAATTCACTAAAAATATCTATACAACTATATTTGTTAGAAATCTCACAGTAAATGAATTCATAAACCTCATTGATATCGCTCTTTTTCAACTTTGTTGTATCTGCAAAATCATCTAGTTTATTAAATACATTAAATCTGCTTTTTTCAATCAGTTCATGAATATTCTTTTGAAGTGCAGCTTGTTCAATCTTATCTTCTTCAGGACGATCATCAGAATATTGTGGGCTAACAGTAAATGTTAAATTACCATTTAATTCAAACTCAGTGCTTTCAAAAGAGTTATCAAAAATCTTATCTGTTCTTGTACGTGCCATATTATAAAGCGTGTATATTTGATCCCGTAATATCGTCGGTCTCTGTTAGGCGCATATAATTATAATTAATCTGTAGACGGCATTTCATACCCTTTCCTTCACCGTCACGAATCTTAAGAATCTTTAGCCAGTATTCATGGTTGGCATGCATCAATTCATCCTGAATAATACCAAGCATAACGTCGGCCGTGTGTGATAGACCCGCAGATTCTGCAATGTCTGTTAGTGAAATATCTGAAGCATTATAACCAGATCGTGTGATCTGAGTTGCCGTAATAATCAACCAGTTGTTACGAACACCCATAGCGCGTAGGTCTTCAGCAATCTGTTTGATTTTCATATATGTGTTTTCTGTGTTTTGATTACGATGGTTTGCAAGGATGTTAATATAGTCAATAACAACAACATCCATTTTAATGCGGCGCTCCTCTTCAATTTGTTGTAAATAAGCTTCAATATCCAGAACTGTTGCCTGTGATGTTGGGAATTGCTTAACAAATAGATTTCCGGGAGGTGTCAAACCATTACCAACAGCTTCAAGCTTACGCTTGATTAGGTCTTTGTTCCTTGCCTTCTCTTGGTATTCATTGATTGGAATTGTCAATAGGTTTGAACCAAGACGCTTTACAAATTTATGTGCTGCCATCTCTGCAGTGATTACCGCAGTATTGTGTCCCATCTTAACTGCAGTTGCAGCATCGTTTGCTAAGAAGATTGATTTACCAATATTCTGCTCACCGGCATATACAACAAGGTTACCACCCTTATCATAACCACCACCAAGTGCGTGGTCAATGAAATTGTAACCTGAACTTACTTTTTCAGTTTCATGCTGATCGTGTGCATCAGCATTAAAAAAGTCAAGACCTAAATCAGTATTAAATGTAAGTGAGTTTCTATCATTAATAAGCATTTTAACCTTACCAATAATTGCCTCAACATTCTCTGGACTAACTTCTGTTGATTTAATAAATTCAACAGTATCAATAAGTGAGATATCAAATGTTCTCCACTTAATCCATGATTCTGCAGTATTTGTCAACCACTCTTCATCATATTCATTAAGATTAACGTCAAATATCATGTCGATAATATTTGATTCAATCTTGTTTGCAGACTTTGAGCGTTGTGCTAAAAGTTTAGTCTGTTCTTTAGATGGTGTTTCGTGGTACTTTTCATAAAACTTAAAAGCAAGACGCGATAGAATATCAATTTCGTCGGACGTATAAAAGCCCGTCTTGATTGATTCTAGATATTTTGGTTTCTTAAGTGAAAGTCTAAAGAAAATCTTTTCAAAATCTTGCGTGAATTGCATATTTTATTTTTTAATAATACTTATACCCTTAATTGGTTATAAGTTTCGGATGATACATTTAATTATTCGATTGAAAACGAACCAACCGTTTGTGCGTATGGAATATTAGTCCATAGATTTACAGCAATAGCTTTACGCGTTCCCGAAGTAACCGGTGCTACTTCATGTACAACAGTACCTGCATCAAAAATAATCATTCTGTTTGGAAGTGCTTTAATAACTTCTGGTGCTTTATCTGCACCCTCAGTATAAATTAAAAGCTCACCACCTTCAAATGTTTCATCTACAATTGGATAGTACACAGTTCCTATAACTGGACTTACGATCTCACCTGTCTTATCAAACCAAGCTTCGTCTTTGTCAAAATGTCTAACTAAATGGTTTTTATGACCACTTTCAACCACTGCAGTCTGAATGCCAGTCCAATATTCAACACCCGAGATTTTGTAACCATGATACAATGGTGAATTATATCTCCACATCTGTTCAATAAGTACTTTCTTAGTCGTATCAGCTGGTGAATTCCACCAACCATCCCACCAATAGTATACACCTGGGTCTGCGAAGAACTTCTTGTCTTCTTTAATGCTTCTAATAAGATTCTCATCTTTTAGAAAGTTGTCAATTACTACAATCATTCGAATGGATTTATTATAATTTTATATGATTCTTTACCAGGCGTGGTGTTTGTTTGAAGCACGTAACCCATTTGTGTAAGCTTGCTAATTGATTCGTCAATAATATTTGGATCACTGTCCTTGAACCAATACGTAATACAGTGATGTCTTGTAAATGTGCCTTTATACCTATGTGGATTTCTTACAGATAGGTCAATTGCATAATATAAGATATCGAGTGGATCTGGATAACCATCCAGACCTCGCTCAATACCTAAAATATATTTGATTGGAATGCGATCTTCATTAATCGTTAAAATCATAATCGCTGTCGTCTTCAATTATAGAATCATAATCAACACCCATAGATGTATTGTAATTGAATAGCGGTTTAACTTTCTCTTCAATTTTTTGTAAGATCTCTTTTGTAAATACCTTATCTGTAAAGAATTCATTATTAGGTACCGTTTCATCGAGGTGTTTGCAAATCCAATTACGTGCAGTTTTCTTAGGAATCTTTTCGCCCTTTTCAATAATACCACGTGTAATACCGATGCTTTCCCAGTCAATATAGTTTTCAAGACCAACGTATCGGTTCATACCTTCCGTATAGTGTAGATGGAACTTGATCGGATTTGGTTTTGCAAATCTGTTTTTATTTGGTTTAGCCGTAACAATGATACCTGCTTTATCGCCAGCAGAATCTTTCAACTGTGCCTTATTTAAGAATAAGACAATTGATGCAGCATATTCTGGACCTGTACCACCACCTGCAACTTGACGTGAAATAAAGTCTTGTGTTTGGTATGTGTGGTTTGTAAATAGGAATGGAATCTTCAAGTCAGCCATTGGCGTCATAATGATACGGAAGATTGACTTCAAGATTTTTGAACGTGTCATATCTGATTTCTCAGAACCTGAACGTGCGTCTTCAATTTCTTTGGCAGTTGCAAGGTTACCCGCAGAATCAAGGATAATCATAATCTTAGGTACTTCACCACCAGCACGCTTTACTTCTTGCATTTTACCCGTGATTGTTGTAATAGAAGTACGGAAGTCTTGTACTGTGTTTACTGGTTGGTAATTAACCTTAGATACATCGATACCAAACTTCATCATCAAGTCTTTATCAACCGCTGCTTCTGAATCATAAAATACAACATTGTATCCCATTCGAATTGCTTCACGGACCGAGTTAAGAATCAAGAAAGTCTTACCAGTACCAGACGGTCCGGCGATTGAACATGAACGGTTGTTTGGCCATCCGCCAAATAGTGAACCTGAAACACATGCATTTAAATGATAATTGCCGGTGTCAATCCACTCGGTAACATCTGAAAATGTTGATTGTTCCATCACTGAACCCAATGGATTGATATTACTCAATTCAGCATTAAGGTCTTCAAATGTAAAAGATTTATTAGATTTCGCCATCTTTTTCTGTTTGTCTATATTGTTCTTTTTTACGCAATTCTTCAAGCTCTCTTAGCAGTTTTGCCGTAGCTTCTTCAAGCGTATTCATGTCATTTTGTAAACGATTAATCTCACCATAGATAAAGTGGTATCGCTCTACATAATACTTTTCTGCCGGGGTTAGATTCTCGTTATTATCCATATCAGTAAGCTGGACTATTTTGTTGAATGTATTCCCAAACCAATTTACGAACTTCATTACCAAATGTCATATCGTTTGGATTTTCTGAATGAAGTTTCAAAAGCTTTTGCATAAGCTCATTTTCTTGTTTATTCATAGCGTTATAAATTTGCATTATTAATTATACGAGTTAATCTTGGCTTTGTTTAAAAAAGCGCGGTGGAGTAAATAAGGTTCCTATCAATGTTGTGTAGACCAACAGCAGTTAACACCCTATTCATTGGATCGATAATACATTTTTCAAATTGTGTCTCATAGTCAACTGGTGGTGCAATCTCATATGGATGATCACCTGGAAGATACGCAAACATATCTGATAAGTTATTTGGATCAATTGAATGATAAATCTTTAGCTTTTCGCCATTGCCAATCATTCTGTATTTTGATTTATACTTCGTGTTATTATTGAGTAAGAAGTTATAATAACCCGCCGCTTTAACGTTTGGTGGACATTTCAATCCAAACTGGAATTCAATGTGGTCGTCAACAATGTATTTCTCAAGGTTGTTTGTACGACGGTTAAATGAAATATCATCCAGCTTAGCTAACTTAAACTCTTTCTTTGCATTCTTCAAAAACTTAACTAGTTTTTCTAATGTTTCAGCAGTTGGACCAGTTGGCTCCGTAAAGATAATCTTGAGTGCCTCGGCCAATTTCTTACGAGCAAATGTTGGGGTTGACGACTGGATAGTGTCAAATCCGATGGTCTTTACTCGGCTTAGAGGTTTGTGTCGCTGTGTCTTTGGAAGCTTATCATCCCATGCAATGTCTTGAATGTATTTCTTTTTAGACATCCAGATACCACCGTATGCAACTGTTTCAAGTTCAAATACAAGGAAGTTATCGGTGTTATTAGAATCTGCATATTTTTGCATTGCTTTTGTAATGTAATCATTCAAACGGGATTCATACAATGCTAAAATAAATGTATCAATAGATGGTGCATTTTCTGGATCTTTCCAAACAATAGTATTGTACAATTCATCAAACTGTACATAACAAGAATCTGTATCAATATAGATTACCGCGGGTTGGTGGCATTGTCCCTTAATTGATTGCACACCGAGTTGTTCATGGATTTGACGGTCTTTATGCCAGAAATCTTGAACATATTTGTTCAAGATTTGCTCTGAATATAAAATAGCGTTCTGACTTTGGAGGGTAATAGATTCGGCAATATCAATGTTAAAGAAGTGAAACCACTTATTACCAAATGCACCATAGATTGAGTTGAGGGTTACCTTTACGGCTTGCTCATAAGCAGTGTACTTGGCAGACATTGTTTCATAATGTTCCGCCAAGCGCTGCAGATCTTCTTTACTTAGTGAATCAATTGGAGCTTCTTGTAATTGCTCTATTGTCATTATTCAGCTGTTTGACAGGTTGCAATTGTGAGGAAGGTGTTAGAGTCATTTGACTTCATAACAACTTTATTGCCTGAAACATAAACACAGTATTCTTCGCGATCAAGTAGGTTCAAGTACTTCTTGTAAAGAGTTGCCTCTGAAGCAGAACCGTTAAAGCTTTGATTCGCCTGGTAATTATAAGTCTTACCTTTTACGCGGACTTCACTGTTAGATGCAGTGATTGAGAATGTTTCTTCTTTGTCAAGAGAGAATAGTGATTTGATTTTGCCAAGTGTATATGTGTCAAGTACAAAATCAAAGTCTGAACCTTCACGGTCAAAGATAGTTTGCAACTGTGCGTCAGTTAGGTCTTTGAAACCAAGTGATGGGTCTGAACACGCCAATGTGATTTCGAGTTCATTATTGAATAGACGCATTGAAGAGCACACAAAGTCTTCTTCATTTTCTTGGAATTCCATAACGGCTTGTACCTGGTCTGCATTAAACATTTTCAATGCATCAAGAACTTTGTTTGCATCAAAGAACGCAACTTTCAATTCTTTACCTTCTGGGAGTGCCTGAGAAATAGAGAAGATGTCTTTAATCTCTACTGTGTGCAATTTGACAGCATCACGTTGTGGTAGATAAACTGCAGAGGTAACTGCACCCGTGCGAAGTTTGAAATACAAAAACGTGTCAATAGCTTTTAGGCGGTTGATAAAATCAACAAAGCTATTTTGGTCAATGCGATTAATTTCTAATTTCATGTGGTATTTTTTTAAGTATAGTTATTGTATGTAAATAAATGTAAATGTTTCAAAAAAAGCGAAGCCGGGAAGTAGCGAACCCCCGGCCTCTTCCGTTAACTATAACGGTCCTAAGGGTGGCCATCACAGCCACACCCTCTTTATCCGTCGCAGCTTAAGCAATCTGGATCTGTTGCTCTCGTTGCAATATCACCTCTCAGTACAGATTCTGTTCGCATATAGTAAAGTGTTTTTACACCTTGCTTGTACGCTTCCAAGTGTACTTGGTTGATGAATTTCGGAGTTGCTTCTGTTGGGAATGCCAAATTCAATGAAACTGACTGGTCAATGTATTGTTGTCTAATACCAGCTTGACGAACAAGTTCCATTTGATTTAGTTCCTTGAATGTTAAAAATACATTCTTGATTGGCGTCCACTCATCCTTTTGAATGTCTGTTAGTTTAGCCCATTCTTTAGCATCAATATAAACACCCTTAGTTGAATACTTACCGTACCATTTATCAAGTGCTTCTATATCCTGGACTGAACCACCGTCAATAAGGATTTGATCCCAAATTTCTTTTGTATTAATACCTGCATGCGTCAAGAAATCTTCAAGAGTTGGATTCTTACGGATGAAAGTACCTTTAGCTGTTTGCTCAGTGAATACGTTAGCAGCCCATGGTTCAATACCCGGTGAAACGTTACCAGATAGTTTTGAGTTTGATACCGTTGGTGCAATAGCACGTAGGTGTGTATTTCTCATACCTGTCCCAACACACCAAAGTGGTTCACCAAATTCAGTGGCCATGTCTCTCGAGGCGCGTTCTGATTCAACTTTGATTTGTGAGAAAATCTTGCGAGTTTCAAACTGAGCACCCATTGAATCAAATGGAATATTACGTTCTTGTAAGTATGTATGCCATCCTAAAACACCAAGACCAAGCGCTCTACCTTTTTCAGCTGAGCGGACAGAGTTCTCAAACCCACGCATATATTTTGCACGAGTGATGAATTCTTCTAGCACACCGTCTAGGAACCAAGTTGCAGTATAAACAAGATCGGTATCTTTCCACTCGTCATACTTTGCAAGGTTGATTGAAGACAAGCAACAAACAAATGAGTGATTCTCATCAGTGTGAAGTGTAATCTCAGAACAAATATTAGTCATGTAAACTTTAAGACCATTGTTCTTGTATGCATCCGGATTTGCGCGGTTGATATTACCCTTGAACATAATGTATGGTTCGCCAGTCGCTCTACGCTTACGAAGAACCGCAGCCCAACGCTTACGTGCTTCTTTATCACCAGCTTCAAGCTTTTGCATAAAACCATCTGATACAACAATTGATTGGTGCATATTCAAGGATTGGCGGTTCACATCACCCTTAGGTTCACGAATCTCAAGCCATTCCCAGAAGTCACCGTGTTCAATATCAATATTAACAGCTGCTGCACCTCTACGTACAGAACCCTGGTTTGTTGCAAGGATTGATGAATCGTAGATTTTGATAAATGGTACAACACCGTCTGATGTACCATTCTGTGTAATCTTAGAACCCGCTGGTCTAATTTGATTTACACCAATACCCACACCACCGCCGTGTTTAGCAAGTAGCATCATCTCAAGATTCTTTGTACCAATCTCATGGATTGAATCACCAACGTCAATACCAAAACAAGAAATAGGTAAACCACGTTCAGTACCTGTATTTGAGAATACTGGAGTTGCAAGATTTAACCAACCTCTCCAAATATAATCATAAAACTTGCTAGCTAATTCTGGTCTACCAAGTCTTTTGGCTACTGTTGTTGCGACGCGCCAATAAGCGTCTTTTGGTGTTTCATCTTTAAGTAAATATCCTTTAGATACTGTCTTAACGTAGATTTCGGTATTACCCCAAATAGGGAAATCAACACCTAGTTCCCAGCCAAGCTCAGCACCGTAATTATGTATATCTGTCATAGTCTTTATATTAATCGAACAAATCGTCTTCGTCCCAGTTTTCGCCTTCACCAGCTTTAGAGTAGTCGGTTGGTCTTACCGCAAAGAAGTCAGTGTGTGTATGACCTCCAGTCAAATGGTAGAACCAATCAAGCGCTGCAGCTTGGTCTTCATTATAGTCAAAAACAGGATCAATGTTTAGCTCTGCAAGCTTTTCATTTGCTCTTTTTTTAATAAAATGTTTTAGGTCGTCCGCCTTCATATTTTCAAGATCGCCTAGCTCGAACATTTTATCAATATAGTTCATTTCCATTTCAACCATAAGCTTTGCAGCTTCAACCACTTCGTGCTTTACCTCACCTAAAAGTTCAGGATATTCTTCACACATATGGCGGAAAAGTTGGCAACCCATCTTTGAGTGTAGTGATTCGTCACGTACAGACCACTTCATTTGCTGACCAATGCCCTTAAGCATATTGCGCATTTGAAATGAATAAAGTACAGCAAACGATGAATACAATGCAACGCCTTCAGCAAATGCTGAAAAGATAGCTAATGAACGTGCGACCTGTCTACGTGCTCTTGCACTTGTTTGAAGATCTTCCCATGTCCAATCAGCTTCTGTATTCATCAAGAATTCAAATCTTGCAGCAGTTGATGGTTCATGTAAGAATGCTTTAAAATCTTCAAGTCCTAACGTTTCATTTAAGTATGAATAAGCAGTTGCGTGAATTGTTTCTTGTGAACCAAACATCATTGCCATTTGCTTAATCTCGTGTTTAGGAAACCATTTAGTTACCATACCAGTCCAATAATCAGATACCGCACATTCAGTCTGTGCAAAACCCAATAGGATATTACCCACAAGATTCTTTTCTTCTTTTGTCAATGCCTCATTCCAATCTTTGACATCACCCTGCATTGAAATCTCAGTGTGTAGCCAAAATGCTTGTGCTTGCTTCAACCAACCTTCATTATAATAAACCGGATATTCAAACGGTTTATATTCTATTCTTTCTTCAAATAATTTTGACATTTTCAAAAATATTGTTTTTTTAAAAAACCTCTTTAGACGACAAACGGGTCTTAGATTTTTGAAGATCTAGACCCGCTTGGTTTTAATAAATTATATATTCGCGGGATTCAAAAAACACAAATTAGTGTATCACACTATAATTTAGCTAATCTATCTTTTACCTCTTTTGCCTTTGTATAATAATCATAAGAAGTTTTCTTATAATCTTTACGCTGGTCATAAAGGTCACTCAAGATTCGCTTAAGAATAGAATCCTTTTTATCGTATACAACGCCATTACTGCATACAATTTCATCTTCATTCTTTTTGCGTTCTGGAATCTGTGAAACTGGAATAATTTCTTTATATGAATCAGGCGAAATATTAAATTGTCGCATGATCGATGGGTATAGAGACGCAAAGTCAAATGCAGATACACCTTGATAGAAACCAACCTTTGGTTGCTTTACATATGCACCGGCAAACTTGCCGTCTTTTTCACCACCTTCTTTACCTTCAGAAGCAACACGCCTGTTTTGTTCCGCGAGTTTACGGGCGATGAGCGCTTCAGTCACTGATACCGGGGACGCCGCTTTATAGAGTGGCATCTTGGTAATCGAAGCTAGTGTAAGAAGTACTTCCATTGATTTTAGCTTCTGGTCAATATAGTAAACCAGAATAGAGTCAACTACGTTATAGTAGATGTACTTAACAAAATCTTGCTCA